GTGCGGTAGTCCGCTAGACGCCGCTTTTCCTTTTCGCTTAGTCTCATTGTCGCTGTGCCCGTGCTTCGTTCAGATAGGCCACCGACTCATTGCGGCGGCTCTGGCTGATGAGGTTTTGTTGTTCGGCGATTGCGTTGGCTTGTACCAGTTCCTGCTGTTGAGCCTGTTGCTCTGCTGCCGCACGTTGTTCAGCTTCCAACTCTTCGCCACTCTTGAATACGCTGGGGCTGACCTTCAGTATCTCTGCCGCCAACTCCGCTACCCGCCCTGTCTGGAAGCGCTGAATGACCGTGGGGTCGAGTTGCGCAAAAGGCACCAGGAACTGAATCAGTTGGCTGATGGAAGCCAGTTCACCTGAGCGCATCGCAATCGCCACCGGGTTGGAATACGCCACCTTGAAGTCAGCATCCAACAAGACCTGTGGTGGCGGTGGAAGCATCCCAGAGCGCAGCATCACCGATAGGGTACGGATGACCAAGGGCCCTAGCATTTCAGCCTCCTGACGACTCACAATCGGACCTAGAATCGAAAGCCTATCTCGCTGTCTTGCCGCAATCTCTGTGGCGCTGAAGCGCAGTACATCCCCATCGGCTGCCGTGGGGCCTGGTAACTCCAGCAGGTCTAAAAAGAAGGTGCGGTCAATCGCTGCGCGTACCTGCCCAATCTTCGCTTCATTGAGGTCTACCCGCCCGCCGGTTTGCAGTGGCGCAATCCGGTCCTGTGGCCCAAGACCAGCGCGGTAGTAGTTCAGTCCACCAGGGGTGGTTCTGATTGGCGACAGGAAGCCATCGTCCGGTACCAACAAGGGCGGATCTACGACTTTTTGTAAGGCAATCAAGCCAACACGCTCCATCTCGTTAATCATTCGCACATCAGGCAGCGCTTCTACCCCGGGGCCTCGCCCATAGACTTCCATCGAATTCTTTTGCCAGCGGCTGACAATGTACGGCATCTCTTCAAAGCCGCCCTCCTGCACCACCTTGCGGCTCTCCGGGTGGATGTAGATCGACAGGAAGGGCTTCTGCTTGGAAGTCTTGCCCGGTGCGTTCACACGCGGGCGAACCACATGCAACAACTCAAAGCGCTGGAACGGTTCCTTGTCGGCAGCCTTGATGATCTCATCAGGGAGCTTGTTGCCAAACTGTTTGTACAAAGAGCGGGCGGTGTCATCGAAACGCCGGTAGACGCTGTCCACCATGCCCGTCTTGTTTTCAGCAATGTAGGTGTGTCCCAGAAAGTACGACTTGAACACAGGCCCCATGCCCGGTTCCTGCGTCACATACATGCACCCCGTGCCAAAGGCCAACAGATCCAGGTAAAATTCATGGGCGCTTTGGTGAAAGCCACTGCGGGGAGCATTGAAGATCCCGTTGCAGCGGCGGGTAGCGTCTTCCAGCCAGAGCTGCACCTGCCGGTTTTTCATTAAGTCGCGGTCTTCGGTTTCCAAGGCAAACCAAGGGACGGTAGAACTCGTCAGCGTGTTGTGCAACCCGGAGGCTGCGCGTACCAAGGCCCGAACGGCAGAGCTTTCGTAGATCCGGTCACGCCGCTGTTCCCCAGGTGCACGGTAGCGGTTCGTAAAGTCGGCACGCCTGGGGATCATCAGTTCGGCAATGTCCTGCCACATGTTTTCCCAGTTACCGCGCTCGCTCTTCAGCGCTTCGTATTCTTGCACCAAGGAATTGGCTAACTCGCTCATAAGGCGTACCTTCGGCGGCTCTGTGTGTCGCCACCACCCGAAAGAATTGTGTCTTCACGGCCATAGCGATTCAATAACAGGCGTCGCATTCGACGTAGCCGCTCCTCTTCAGACATTTGACCTGCTTTTGAAGTGGCTTGCTCCATCGGTAATTCGTCAGGGTCACCTATCGTGGGTGCCGGTGCTAGGTTGTCACCACCTGTGGCCTGGCCGCCACCACCTCCGCCACCAAAAGGATCAAACTGACTAAGCAACAACTGTAAGCCTTTTATTGCATTGACATTAAACTCTGCTGTGTCTTCTGGCAGCGCTTCAATACCTGCTACATTGGAACTGACCAAGTCTTCGGTTGTCTGCGTGATCCCTTCAAAGTTCGTTTCTAGGCCGCCCGACAGGCTTGCGATGTTGGTTTCTGTTGCTTTGGTCGCACTACTCGCCAAGCCTTCTAAGGTTGGATTACTTTGCCCTTCTGAAATGGTGCTGCCAAAATCAATCGCATTCTGTTGCATGGCAGAGCCTGCCGCAATCAAGTTCTGCTGTAATGCCGACCCAGCATCAATCGCTCCTTGTTGAATCGCAGAGCCTATTTTGGGAACTTCTGCCGCCAAGCCTGTCAAACTGATCTTGGTAAAATCTTGATTTAAATTCGGCATGATTTTGCTTAGATCATTGATGTCTACATCGATCTTCGGCATCAAGTCTTGCTCGGTGTTCATGCCTAGCGATTTGCCAGCACCTTCCACTTCTGTTTTGACTGATTCGGTCAAGCCTTCCACTTCTGTTTTTAGGCTTTCCGTCAGCCCTGTCAGTTCAGTGTCTGCCGCTTCCTGCACACCTTTAATTGCCTTATCAGTTTCTTTCTGGATCTGTTCCACAAACTTTGGTTTTTTTGGTTTACACATCGACTAACTCCTTTTCCATAAGTACGGTTTTTAATCGAAAGCCTGCTTTGTTCAAAACTCGTTGATAGCCCTTGAATCCGTTTTGGTAAATTCGTACAGCACCACGTTTGCGGGCATCTGCTTCAGCGGCAGGCAAAACTTCGTTTATAATTTCTTTTAAAGAACCTGCCACATAGATTCCGTAGCCTTCCAGGCCGTCTGGGCCGGATTCATAAGCACCCACCAAGCAACTGTTTTTTGAACTGTAGAACTCTAAACGCCCTGCTTCAATTGCAGCCACCACAGCGTCTACTGTCGTGTCATGCCCATTGCGCTTGATTGCCTTGGCAATGCCGTCCCGAAACTCCTGCTTCAACGCGCAGCTCCACGACGTTTGTAACCTCGGCCTAAAACCGAACGCCGGTAGCCTAGACGGTCACCGCGCTTTCTGGCTTCGGTGTCAATCGCCAGCGAACGCTGTAGCCCAGGTGCCTGCCCTGTAAGCGTCAAGACCTGTTGCTTGGCAGATTCCGCCTGTTGGCTGTATTCGGTTAGCTGCGGCTCCAGATCTTGATAGGCCGTCTGTAAGTCTTGATAGCGAGACACGCTGGCGTCGTACACGCTTTTGGCTGCAGAAGCCGCTGCATCGATCTTAGAACGGTCTGCAGCATACTGGTTGTACGCTTTTGCGGCAGCGGTCACTGCTGAAGAAGCCTGGTTGTATCTTGTCGCTGCTGGATTGTAGGTATTGGACACATACTGATTGTAGGTATTCAACGCTGCGGTTGATTGCTGCTGGGCATACCGCGTTACATAGTCCTTGTCAGCCAACAGCTTGTTGTACTTGCCGATTTCGGTCTGGTACGTACCTAAGAACTTCTGGGCGTTTTTTGAATACGTCTCACTTTGCGTGAGAGTTTGTGACGCTAGGGTAGTTAAGCGTTGGGCTTCCGCAACGGCCGACTGGTACTGAGCGTAGGTACGCTTCCCACGGGTGTAGAGATCGTACACGCTGTCTTGATAGGTGCGTGCCGTGCCACGATGGATAAACGCTCTGCTGGCTTCTGAACCGGAGGCACGGGCAGAGTACAAGTTGGAATAGTTGTCGTAACGGTTCCCTGTGCGAGTGTCTTCACTCAAACGACTCATCGTCACACGGCTTCCGCCTACATAGATATTGCCCCCGATTCCACCTAGATCGTATTGAACGCTACCCGTGTAAGTCTTGGGAGACAGGTAGACGCTGCTTAACAGATTGTTGTACTTACTAGCTTCCTGATTCGATAGCTTCAAATACTGCTGATAGGAAGTGCTAGCGGCATCGACACCAGATTTCAGATTGCTTAGTGCGGTTTGATAACTGGACTTCCCTTGAGTGACGCCTGTTGAATAGGCCGTAGAATACGCAGAATACAGCTTGGTTGCTTTCTGGGCAGCAGCATCACGCGCTGATTTCAAAGGCGCTACACTGGCTACGGCTGAATCGTAAACTCCCTTCAACCTTTTGAGTTCTGTATTGAATGCACCGACTCCTTCGTTGTAAGCCTTCTGGTAGGCTTGGTAATTGGAAGTGACGGTGCCTTGGTAGTCCCTAGCGGCTTCTACCGCTGTGTTGTACTGCGGTGCCAACTCTTCGTAACCGGCCAGTGCGGTTCTACCCGTTTCCTGTGCGGTTAGTAAGGACTGCCGATTGCGCTTCAGCGCTTCGCGGATGTTGAAGTCGGTGTCACGCCTAGAACGCGGTGGCTCTTGCTGTATATAAACAGGATTTGGGTTAAAAAAAGTTGGACGCGGTGCTATTACTCTCATGACGGCAATCCTGTGTAGTCGTGGTTGTTTGGGTGTTTGACCCAGAAGTCAAAGGGGTCGAAGGTGCCGTCTGAGAGACTGCCCACAGCTACAGAGGGTCTGGGCTGGAAACTGTTCGTGATGGCGTATCGGAGGCTTTGTGCGGCATATCGGGTGGCCGACATCAAGTCATCGACCTTGCGCACAATCTTGCCGTCCTTGCGGTGGTACATCCGAAACTCTTGGAACCAGGTGTCGAGATGATTGAATACCTTGAAGCGCCCCGTCTGCATCCGCGTGAGTAGCGCCATGATCCCCGGCTCCACCGCGATCCCGCCTTCCGGGTTCGTGAAGTGGCTTCCCAGAAAGCGAATCCCTGCTCGCCGGTACTGTGTTGCCAAGGCTTCGCCAGAACCCTTGTCATGAATGCTACCGTCATGCGGCCAGGCTACCGGAATCCAGGGGCCTCTGTGCTTGATCGCTTCGGCGTGTTGCAACATCCCACTGCCCTTTTCCCGATAGGCGTCATACAAGTACACCGTGTCGGTGTCCCGGTCATGAGCCAGCCAGACACAGGCCGTAGGGTGGTCGAAGCCAAAGTCAATTCCCGCAATCCGCGCCCAATGCTCTGGAATCGGAAAGGCCGGGCAACTGATATTGTCTTCCGGTACTGGGAACACTTGCCCACTCCCCAGCATCGGGATGCCCTTGGAGCGCATCAACCGCTCATGCGGCGGCAACGCTGCCAGGATCTCTTCGCGTACCTCCAGACTCAGGTGGGGCGCATCATCCCAGGTCGCCTGAATCAACGACTGACCCGCCTTGCGCTCGTTTAAAAACATGCCCACCACGCCGGTGACGCCATTCTCTGGCGTAAAGGTCAAGGCTACCGGACCTCCAGACTTCAGCGTAGAACGCAGCGCCTGGCTGTAAATCTCCTGGG